CCAAGAAGGAGTGGTACAGTTCGATGTTAAGAAGTGGTCCCTTGAGAAGGGAATTAAACCGCAAATTGCGAAGAGGATTGCAGAACACTTCCGTCCTCAATACAGTGAAATCACCGAAGCCCTCGAAGGCAAAGACAAAGAGTTGGTGGAAGCGTATCGTGGATGGCGTAAGCCAGTTCTTAAGATCATGGCGCTTTTCATAAAGCGAATTGTTGATCATATGACAGAACTGGATTCTGCTGGTCAAGCTATTCGCAAGCCACGTAAGGTGAAAGTAAAGCCTGCACATGTTCTAGTATCTAAAATGAACTATTGTGCATCCTCTGATACTCTTAAGAGTGTCGAGCCTAAGGAGATTATCGGTGCTTCGCAGCTTTGGGTCTTTAATGTTAAAACTCGCAATCTTTCTGTGTATCATGCCGTGGGTCGTTCGGGCCTTTCGGTCAGAGGGACTACGATTACAGGATTTGATACGGATGCTTCGATCACAAAGAAACTTCGTAAACCAGAAGAACAAGTCCAGCAGCTACTAAAAGCTGGTAAGGTAGACTTGCGCCACTTTATGAATGCACTATCTACTAAAGATGCAAAAGCTAATGGTCGTATCAATGCAGATACAATTCTATTGCGAGTGGTAAAATGACCGCAGGATTAATATGGGTATGGATTTACTTGGGCATGATAGTTGGCATAATGGCATGGCTTATTGTCGTGTTTGCCATCTATCAAGACTTTAAGAACAAGGACAAAAAATGACCGAGAAAGTAATCGAGTTCCCTAAGCACAAGGTCGTAAGAGAACTACCAGAAGAGGTTCATAAGGCACGTCAGGCGAAAGCGGATCAAAAGTTTGCTGATACTGTAGTGGATGAACTATCTGGTATTCTAATTACCGAACTAGATAACTATGGTATCGATGTTACTGATAAGGAATTTATCAAAGACTTCGTTCTGGTTGTTGATGCATTCCGTGCCTCGGTGTATAGACCACTTGGATTAGATCATCACCTCCATTCCTTTATTGACGATAACGTAAAACTCCTTTCCAATGGCGAGAAGCTAACAAAGGAAGAGTTAGCAGACCGAATTGCTGCCATGATTGAAGAAGCGTCAAAGGAAAGTATTGACACCGATGAAGAAGAATGATACACTTATAGTATCATATAAAGGAATACATAATGACATATATGTTAGTGGATCTTAACCAGGTTCTAATCTCTAATCTAATGCAACATCTAAAGCATGTAGCCAAGCCAGGTGAAATAAGCGAAGACCTTATCCGCCATATGTCTATCAATACCATTCGTGCTACTGTCAAGCAATTTAAGAACAAGTATCCTAATGTTGTCCTTTGCTGTGATAACAAGCATTACTGGCGCCGTGATTACTTCCCATTCTATAAGTCCCAGCGTAAGCATGACCGAGAGGCTTCTGGCCTTGATTGGGGAATGATCTTTGATATTCTCAACCGTATTCGTGACGAACTTAAGAACTACTTTCCCTATAAGGTAATCGATGTTGATGGCGCCGAAGCGGACGATGTTATCGCCGTGCTAACAGCCCGTCTTGCACCGCATGGTGGTGTTCTTATCGTATCGTCAGACAAGGACTTTGGTCAGCTCCAGAAATATCCTAACGTCACCCAGTATTCACCTATTCTAAAGCGTTTCATCAAGATTGATGATCCGAGCGCTTTCATTCGTGAACATATCATCAAAGGTGATCGTGGTGATGGCATTCCAAACTTTCTATCAAACGATAATACGTTTGCTGCTGGTGAACGTCAGAAAGCTATTAGCAGCAAGAAACTAAACGAGTGGATTACACAAGATGCCACCGAGTTTTGCACTACGGATGCTATGCTTCGTTGTTATAAGCGCAATCAAACTCTTATTGATTTTGATTATATACCTGATAACATCCAATCTAGTATCGTTACTGCATTCGATGAAACGAAACCTGCGTCGAAACAAACAATGCTAAATTATTTTATAGACAAGAGCCTTAAGGCTATGATCGAAAGTATCGGAGATTTTTAATGTCAATCAAGAATGTGTATGAAGTGTTTGAGGAGTTTAAGGCAGCAAGTGGCAAGAATGAACGTCTTGCTGTATTGCAGACCAATGATAGCTATGCACTAAGGCAGATCCTGCTAGGCACTTTCAATAAGAATGTTGTGTTTGATGTGGAGATTCCAAAGTTCAATCGCCAACAGATGCCTGCTGGCATGTCATACTCACATATGACGGATGCATTGAGCCGCGTGTATCTATTCGTGGAAGGCAATGCAAAGCGTCCACCAGCACTAACGAAAAAGCGTCAGACTGAAATTCTAATCCAGATTTTGGAGTCATTAGAAGAAAAAGAAGCAGACGTTTTTGCAGGTATGCTAAAGAAAGATTTGAAGGTTCCTTATCTAACCCCAGCCCTGGTCGGTGAAGCGTTTCCAGGTTTGTTGTAATAGGTGTAACATGAAAACTAAGTCTCCTAGTCATCGTATTGATCCACTATATGCCGAACTATATGAAGAAGACAATAAGTATGGTGGTCGAAAGCTAGAACGCCCGGAGTCTGATATGCGCCGGGATCGTCGTCCTCTCAAGAACCTTAAGAAGGCTTGGATGGAACATCTGGAAGACTTCGACGAAGTGGATCAGTTTTACGAACACTAAAGGAATATAAATAGCATCGAAGAGGAATTTTCGATGCTAAAACCTTCCGAACTAGGCGTGACTGGATCTAAGAGTCTTATATCCGCACATAAGAAAAAAGTAGTAACCAAACTAAACACCCTTGCCAAGACCAAGAGCAAGAAAAATCTTGCCGATGCTTGTCTTGCTCTAATGGAAACACCTTCTGGTGGTAGTATTGATATCAGCAAACTTTCAAACGCTGAAATGAGCGATATCAAAAACTACTTTGCAGAAGTCATGGGTCCGATTTGGGCAGCCGAGAGAGGTCTTATCCCTGGTCTAAAGACTAGCCACTATACATACTTCTCCTCGTCCGATACTGAAAGACTATATGACTTTAAGGTGTTCAAGGGCAAGGAAGAAATTCTAGTATCTAATAAACAGAAAACAGGTGGCACAAACACACTTAAGGCAGGCGATGTTATCACTCTTGTCAATCGTCACAAGCACCTAACTACCAAGTGGAAGAATACAAAGTATTATAAGATATTCGAAATTCTAAACGCCAGTAACGTTGTATCTGGCCCTATCAAGGCAATTGCAAAGATTTATCCTAAGCTAGTGCCTATCACCAAAGCAGATTATGATATCGTGATTAATCAGCTAACAGCCAATGATGTTGCTCTCAAGAAAGTGCCAAGACCTTTCATGGATCTAATCTTTGCAGATCCAACTGCTGCTGCCAAATATAAGCAGACAAAGCAGGTGACCGGTACAATGATAAACTTTCTTTTTGAAAAGCTACTAATCAAGCAATCTGAAACCGACGGTATGTTTCATGAGTTGTTTGTGGACGTTACCGAAGGCAATGTTCTGTTTCTAAAGTTTGATCTAAGCAATAAAGGTAAGATAACCTTTCTAATTGAGAATCCAAGAGACTCAAAAAAGAAAGCCAAGCTAAGATCAAAACAGGGCATTGAAAGGCGTTCCAGTTCGGGTAAGCTAAAGCTGGACAAATTGGGCTTCCAACCTTAATAGTAAACACCCTACTAAATCTATAGACAACGGGTGCGACAACCTGTCGCATCTGTTTACAAACGATTTTGCTTGCATCTTGTCTGGAATGTGGTATAATGTATTCCATGATCAAAGCAAAACGCAAAGCCCGTTCCGACCGTAATCATATCATCTATAGCTTGGCCATAAACGGTCGAGAATATATCGGCGTCACGTATGTAGACAAAGGCCGAGTCAATGCTTCCCTCACCCGCCGTTGGCAAAAGCATGTCCGTCGGGCCCTGACCGAAGGGCGTGACTGGAAATTGTGCGTTGCCATTCGCAAGTATGGTGCCGACCGTTTCCAGGTGGAGATCGTCCGTGGGAAGGCAGCCGCCCATATACGTGAGCGGGAGCTTATCCGTGACCGTAAGCCGAAGCTGAATACCGACGTGCGCTAGGGTGCGACATCCTGTCGCAGTCGTTGACAAACGATTTTGGTTGACCTATCTGTTCCAATGTGGTATATTAATTCCATAAACAGTGAAAGGAACTCTCATGTCTAATCCTCGCTTTGTAAACAAGACTCTTAACCTTAACTATAACACCTTGGATGCCCTGTCTACATACTTCGAAAATGGCGGAACGATTACCGTCTGTAAACAGGGTCGCCGCTCGAAAGCGAATACCTCGTTTCCGATGATTAAGGGTACCATCGCCAATCGTGGTCTTAAACAAGTCAGCCTTACCAACTCTGGCGTAAAAGCGAAAGGTTAATATCATGTATGTTTATGCTGTGATATGGTCGATGGAATATGAGGGTGAGCAGCTTTTGGGAGTTTTTTCAGACTATGTGAAGGCTCGTGAATTTCAGCTTGCTGGCGGTATCGATGATAACGTCCACATACGCAAGGTAGAACTTAACTGTATATATGAATTTGGTGGATGTGGAGAGGAAATATAATGACTGATGTGGTTCTCTTTATTGTAGTGTTTGCTCCGTCTGTTGCGTTTGCGTTAATCGCTCTTACTAACATGGAGAACTAATGTGACGGTGTTTTATTCTATCTACGATGAACGTGGTACCCGTGATTATTGCTTCACAAAGTACCTTGGCAATCTACTCCTTGAAACTGATATATCGTATTGGATTGTTCCTGGCACTATCAATGACATGGACGAACTGGAGGATGTTTTCATATGATGGACGAAACTAAAGTTATGCAATATGCCGCACTCGGTATGGTTGCTACGTTTGCCTTTATCGGCACTTTGCTGTGGATCGTTATTGATTGGACTAACTAAATGGCTGATGCTCATACCGATGAAACTGTTTATTTGCCTACTGTAGAGTTGTTGAATAACACCGAACTGTGGGGTCAAGTCGGTGTGGTAGTGTATAGTAAAGCGTTTGCTGCTAACGGTGTTCAAATCTGGATGGTGCCTGAATGACAAATGCAATCCACTTTGTCGGTTTCAAAAATGACCGTTATCATACGGCGGTTGCTGTGTTTGGTAAACCAGACTTTATCCATAGGTTCTGGGATTATCGTGCTGTGTGTGAGGTGCAGGAAAACGACATTGTGGTATTTGCTGATGGTGATGAAACACAAAACGTAAATCCTTTTGCTTTCGATGACTCGGCAAACTTCTAAGGAGATATATAATGGCTAATGTTAAGACGTTCAATCTGTCTATCTTTTTCATTGCGGGAGAACTCACATTCCGTGGTATCTCTCGTGTAGCAGTAAAACGCTATATAGATTATTACAAGAATGATGTTTATTACACGGGCAACCATGTAGAGGCCCGATAGGAGAATTAAAATGGCATATCAGTATGTGGACGGCGCCCGTGGTGGTCGCTTAAAGATGTGGTGTGAAGGTGTTGAGGTCGAGGCTGATGCCCGCACCCAGTTAGACAATATTGCGGCACTCCCGTTTATTGCTGGCCACGTTGCTGTTATGCCGGACGTCCATCTTGGCAAGGGTGCAACGGTTGGGTCGGTTATTCCGACGGTTGGTGCTGTTGTGCCGGCTGCTGTTGGCGTTGATATTGGTTGTGGTATGATGGCTGTTCGTCTGTCATTGACGGCGAACGATCTGCCGGACAATCTTCACTCGCTGCGTTCGCATATTGAGTCCGTGGTTCCGCATGGTCGTACCGACAACGGCGGTGCAAACGATGTTGGAACGTGGAACGCCGATATTGTATCTCGTGCGGCTATAAATGCTTGGGCAGGATTAAAGTCTCGTTATGAGGCTATCGTAGCAAAGCACCCGAAGATTGCGTCTCATAAGACCTATGAGTTTATGGGCACTCTCGGCACGGGTAACCACTTTATCGAATTGTGTCTGGACGAGGACGATTATGTGTGGGTAATGCTACACTCCGGTTCTCGTGGTGTTGGTAACAAGATTGGAACGTATTTCATTGAGGCTGCAAAGCGTGAAATGGAGCGTTATCATATCCTGCCGTATCTGCCGGATAGTGACTTGTCCTATCTTGTAGAGAACACCACGCTGTTTGACGATTATGTTGAAGCGGTTTCCTGGGCACAGGAGTTTGCGGCACTTAACCGTCAGATAATGATGGATGCGGTGCTGTTGGTTCTGCGTCAGCGTTTGCCGGCTTTTGCTGTATCACACGAAAAGGCCGTGAACTGTCACCACAACTATATTGCTAAGGAGAACCACTTTGGCAAGAATGTTTGGGTGACTCGTAAGGGTGCGGTTCGTGCCCGTAAGGACGATCTTGGTATCATCCCGGGATCAATGGGCACGGGTTCGTTTATCGTTCGTGGTCTTGGTAACCAGGAGTCGTTTTGTTCATGTTCTCATGGTGCTGGTCGCCGTATGTCCCGCAATGCGGCTCGTAAGGCTATCACGCTGGAAGATCATATCAAGGCGACCGAAGGTATTGAGTGCCGTAAGGATGTGGATGTAATCGACGAAAGCCCGGCTGCTTATAAGGACATTGGTGCGGTCATGGCTGCACAGGATGATCTTGTTGAGATTGTCCATCGCCTTCGTCAGGTTCTAAACGTAAAGGGATAAAAGATGAAACTGTCACCTAAACAGATAGAATGGATCAATAATGAGAGGCGACATTATATCGAACTAATTGCCGCCAAAGAAAGCGGAGGAGTCTCTCGGGGAATAGGTTGGGATAAATCTCAACTACAAATGCTCCAAGTAATTATCGCCTTGCATAATTTGGAGATAGGAAAGAAAGATGAAACGCAAACCGAATCCCGTGGCGAAGGCGCTGCGGAGCCCTCAATGTAGACAAAAGGTGATTGTAGACAAAAAGACCGTTTACAATCGCAAAAGGCTACCAAAACTATAGACTAAGGGTGCGACATCTTGTCGCACCTGTTTACAAACGATTTTGGTTGACCTCTTCCTATTCCTGTGGTATTATATACCCAAGATGAAAACAGTGAAAGGAAATCCTATGTCATCCATCGCTCTCCGTGTCACCTCTATCGGTTCCAACCAGCTTGAAATCCAGCATGGCGAGAACCTCTATCTCGTTTCATATCAAACGCCTGTGGCTGTCTATATCAAAAATATGGGCTACTATCGCACCACGACCAAGTTCTCCCGTACCACTTCAAAGCATATCAATAAGTGGCTCAATGGTGCGAGTGCTAATACTATCCCGCAAAATGTTATTGAAGATATGCTCGGCTGGAACGTCTGAGCCTAAGGAGGTCAAAATGTCCTATATGTCCGATCTGGCTATGAAAGCCGAAGCGCTGGTAATTGACGCTATGGCCGAGCCTGGCGTCATGTCCGATCATGATGTTCTGGAGTATGTAAACGAACGTATGCCCATTGAGGTCGATATGGCCTTCGTGGAGAGCGTTCTGGATAAGTTCTTCGGAGAGGATTGGATTGGCGACTATGACGTGCCTTCCTACAATTGACAACACCCTACCAAATCTATAGGGTTAGGGTGCGTCATCATGTCGCACCTGTTGACAAACGATTTCGCTTGCATGTTCCATTCCATGTGCTATAATATGTCCATAGATTGAAAGAAAGGTTCACAAAATGGCTAATAACACTCTCAATAGTCTCTCTCCTACCCTCCTCAAGGTTCTTGAGGTCGCCAAGCTGAACAAGGCGGTGACTCCGACCGAGATCAACAACCACGTCGGTAACGGCAACTATGCTGCCAAGCATGTTCTCTACCTGCGTATCCTTGGCTATGACTTCGCCGTGACCAAAGACGGCCGCAACGTGGCTTCCTACACTCTCATTAAAGAGCCCGCTAACGCTGCCCAGCTGGTGGCCGATGCAACTGCTAAAATGAACAAGACGCCTGCCGCTAAGGCTCCCAAGGCTAAGGTCGCTAAGGTCAAGGCTGCTAAGGTTGTTAAGGCTAAGCCTGCCGTTTCTACCAAGACCGAAGCTGAGGTCGCCGCTATCAAGGCTAAGAACCTTGCCAAGCTGAAGGAAGTTGGCGCTAATCGTGCTAAGGCTGCAAAGCGTGTCCGTGAGTATGACGATGTTACGGAACAGTTTGGTACGACTGGTGAAGTTGGTACCTCGTTCAACGTCGATGGTGACTGGGATTCGGTTGAAGGTCTTGACCTCAAGACCCTTCTCTGATTTAACCTAAACAAGGAATAGACAATGTCCACATCTTCTCAAATCTCCCGTATGGCTTCCAAATACGATAGAGATCCTATGGTATGGGAAGTCCGTGAAATGACCATTCGAGATTTTCTCGAAATGCTGCCCGACATTGATACGCTGCCTATCCATCAGCGTATTGATGTTGTCTCATATAAGTTGGATAATCCTGACTCCAAGATTGCGACTAAGCGTCAGGCTATTGTCTCTTCCATCTTTAAGGGTGTTGACATTGGCGAGATTAAGATCAATGAGCGCAATCCTCAGGAACGTGCTAAGTTTGGTCAGAAGTATGAGTCAATCGATGGTGGGCATCGCAAGCGCACCATCCTTGGCTTTCGCCATTCGGAGTTTTCTACCTGTCAGAATGAACTGCCGCATATTGGTTTCAAAAACTATAGTCTCCTTTCCGAAAAAGAAAGAGAACTGTTTTTGAGTTTCAAGATCCGCCTTATTGTTTATAAGACCTTGACTCCTAGCCAAAAGGGTATGTTATGGGCAACAGCTAATAACTTTACCGCTCTTAATCACCAAGAGCAATGCAATGGCGTTGGCGACACTCCGCTTGCCAACTTTATTCGCAATCTTGCTCGTGGTGATAAGAACAATGGCATTATGCCGCATGATCTA